AAGAGCACTACGGTTCCCAGGGAGGTGTCCCCGGGCCATTGCATAAACAGCCGCTCCACCCGCACCCTGGCCGCATCGAAAGCCCCATTGTGGGCCGCCAGGCTGATATTGGTCCCCATGAGTTGGGCGGATCCGGCGGAAATCAGCGTGACGCCCAGGGTGTCCACCTCTGTTCCGCGAGTATTCCGGATGGCGCCCCGGCGAATCATCGGCCGGCTGCCGTTGTCGATCACGGACGAGAACGGGTTGGCCCCATAGGTGATGTCACTATCACTGTTGGTCCAACGGTAGATCGAACCTCCCTGGAGGGTGACCGTGTATAGGTCCGCCATCAGGAACACGCCACCGGCGTTGAGAAAAGAGATAAGGGCACCCGAACCGTATTTCACTTAAGACTCCGGATGGTGAGCGCGCCGCCCTCCCAGGCGAGGTTTACGAAACGCTTGAAATTCATTTCGTCCGAATCGAACCGGCACATCCGGGCAAACTGGCCCGTCCAGGTGAGCGCATAAGGGGAGCCAGGGGCCGCGGTGAAGGTGACGACGCCGGTGGTGGTGTTGAGGTTGTAATCGGTGCCCGCGGTCTTTAGGGCGCCCGCGATGTAGATAGACGGGGCACCCTGGATGTAACCGGCCGCCAGGCCTTCGTTGTCGAGTAGCTGAAAGATTGTGGCCAGGCCGTTGCCGGTGCCAAAGGATACGCCCGAGGGGTTGCCGTTGACCGGATCCACGAACAGGAACGAGTCCCACTGGCCGCGGAGCGCATTGAAAAAGCTGGCCAGTTGCTGGAGTTCGTCCGTTAGGGTCTTAATGGAGAACCCTGATTGGCGCACAAAATTCACGGTGACGGTGAACAGGAACCGGGGGGTGGTCCAGAAGCTGCCCCGCAGTTCCTTGCCACTGGCCGCCGTTTGAATCAGCGTCGACCAGAGCGTTTTGCGCTCCACCTCGATGTCCAGGCCCTTTAGGCTGGAAGGAAATAAAGCCAAGCTCAAGCGAACCTCCGGTTACCAATCGCGCCCTTGATGGTCGAGACGATGTGGCCTTGGTTGTTCTGGAAGAACGTTTTTGCGTCCACCACTCCGTAAAAGTGGGCGTGAACATCCCCCACCCCGCCGCTGGCCACCAGGTTGCGGAGCCCTTCGGCGTAGCTCGAGGGCAAGACCTGTTCATCCTTGTGGATGGCGGCCAGGGTGTCCTGGGGGACCCGTTCCCATCCGCCGGCTGCCGATGGAAGGAAAGCCAAGCCCTCAGCCAGGGCCGCGGCCCCCACTGCTGGAGCCATCGCCCACCCGGTAACAGGGATAGCGGCCACGGACGCCATGGCGTTGACGGAGTACAGGGAGGCCGCGCCGGTGATGTCCGCGATCCTGGTGGCCTTGCCGAAGATCATTTCGTAGACGCGATCCGCGATCCACTTTGTGACCATCCGCATCGATTCCTGGATTAGAAAGTTGGACATTCCGGACAGGATGGTGCGGAACGCCTGGCCCCAGGTCATCGTGCCCTGGATCAGTCCTTGCATCGCCTCGGCCCAACTGGAGGTCAGGCCATTAACCCAGGTGTCCACCGTTTGGCGGTGTTCCGCCCCCACTTGCCGGTCCAGGGCCGCCATCTGGGTCCCATGCTGGCGCTCCATCTGGAGAATTTTGTTTAACAGTTGCTGGTGCTTGACCGGATCCGGTTCCAGGGCGGCCTCTGCCACGGCTTCCTGGTGGACGATGGCATACCGCTGCACCTCGTATGCCCGCTGGACGGCCAGTAGTCGCTGCCGGGACATCATCCCGTTTGCTTCGTCCTGTTGGGCGGCCTGGAGCCCCGCGTCCAGGGCCTCGAGTTGGCCATCCCGGGCGTTTTCCGCCACCAGGCGGTCCACTTCCATCATTTGCTGCGCGTGGCGCTTCTGCTCCGTCTCCACCTGGTGCATGGCGGCCCGGTATTCGTCGGAGTTCTCGCCGTAAAGGGCCCGGATCCTGGTGGCTTCCTGCTGCTCCGCGGCGATCCGTTCGGCCGACCCCTCGCGCATCAAGGCGATACGGTCCGCCGCTTCCTTCTCCAGGGTCTTCTCGCCATCCTGGGCGTTCTTGCGCTGCAGCTTGGCCAGTTCGTCCAGGATGTCGGCGGCCAGCTTGGACCCCTGGACCGTGCAATCCAGCTTTTCTTTCCAGTATTCGATTTCCCGCTGAGTGGACCAGGTGAACCAGTTTTCCTCTTCCCCTTTTTTGGCATCGAGAGCGCGCCTGAATTCCTGCATCTGCTCCGAGGATCCGTCTTTGGTGGCCGCCATTTTGCCGGGGTGCAGGTTGGGGGTTGTGCCGGGTCCGCCCGGTCCAATCTTGCCGTCCTTCGTCCCCAGGTCCGCGGTCATCCGTTTCATGGCCTCGGTGTTCTGGCGCCACTGTTCCGCCATAAGGTCGCCGCCGGCCTTGACGTCGATCACCACATCATTCCAGCCGCTTTTGATCGTCTCCCAGGCACCCTTAAAATCGCCGGTGGCTGCCTTGTAAACGGCCACCACGATGTTTTTGAGGATGTCCCACAGGGTGAGCAGTGCGGTTTCAATGGCCGTGATCGCCACCTGGACATCGCCCCACAGCGAGATGAACCCGGCCCCCAGGTATTTCAACGAAACCGCCATCCCGGACGCGGCGGTGGGTCCTATCTGGCCGAGCCAGGCCCCGAACCCGGTAAGCACCGGCATAAGCGCATCCCCGATTTGGACCTTGAGGGAGGTGTTGATAAGCCCCAACTTGCGCATTTCCTCCTGGTAGGCGCGGGTCTTGGCGATCCCCTCCGGGCCCACTATCAGGTGGAGCTCTGTTGCCTCTTTGCGGGCGTCCTCCATGGCCGCCGTGGTCAGTTTGAGCAGTTGCAAAGACTCGGCGGATCCACGCCCGAATAGCATCTGTGCCGCGGAGAGCTGGTCCGTCCCCTGTTTCATCCCCCCAATTTTGGTGATGGCCTCTTCCATGAGTTGGGTGATGGGTTTCAGGTTGCCACTGGCGTCCCGCACATTGAGCCCGAGCGCCTGGAAGCCCTTGCCACCGGCGTTGATCTGCCGGACCATCCTGGTGGCCGCCGAGGTGTACACGTCGTTGGAAATCCCCAGGGTGTGAAGGGCAACCTGGAGGACCGAGGCCTCCCCCGTCGCGATCCCCAGGGTGCGGGCCATCTTAGCCACCCCGTTGTTCCATTCCTCCGCGGCGTCGATCGCACCCTTGAACATCGCCCCGCCCGCCAGGATGGCAGACAGGGCCAGGAACGGGGCTTTGAGATTGTTGATGGTTTGGGACAGGCCGCCAAAGGTGGTGCTCATCTCTTTGGTGGCGTCTTTGACCCCGGCCGTAGCGTTGGCCAGGCCGTCCAAAAGCCCTTTGATCTGGGCGGTGATTGTTACCTGGATGGGTGCCGGGTTGGTGCTCATCGCCCCTCCTAGAGCCCTGCTATGGCCGCCGCCAACTGTTCCGGGGTGGCGTTGTCGATCCCCTGGCTTAAACTGCCCCTGGCGCTTCCCTTCCCGCTGCCACCGGCGAAGAAACTACGCGCCAGCACGTGGACCGGGGGGTGGTGCTTCCAGTAGCCCAACAGGTCCAGGACATCCGGCCAGGGTGTCGCGTCCACTTCCGCCGCGGTCCACCCTGCCCCGGTGATGATGAGCCCGTAAAGATCGCCCCAACTTAGCGGGTCCGCGTCCGCTGAGGCTTCGCTTCCCCCGTCATCCTCGCGGTGGCGCAAGCCGCATTGACGGCCTCCTGAATCTCAATGAAGGTCAAACTTTCAACCTGCTCGATGGTGATGTCGGGGTACTTGTTTTGCAGCGATACGAGGACGATTTCGCAACAGTTCTTGATGAGTTCGGGCATCACGGCAACCGGCGATATGTCCCCGGCTTCGAGTTTGGCGTAGAGGACTTCCACAGCGGCCAGCTTCGCGGAGACTACGTGGCGAAGCTGGCCGGCGGTGAAGGTCTGGAGTTCGAAGGTGCTTCCCTTGATGGTCACGGTTTCCATTGGAGTGTCGGCCTCCTGGGCTCGTTAGGGTTTGGACCTGGTGGTGACCAGGTCCATTGCCTGGGTGAGGGTCGATTACTCGGCCGTGTAAACGTTGATGACGTTGTCCAGGGAGTCCGCGAAACACTGGAATTCCAGGTCGTCCTCCGTGTAATCGTCTTGTTTCATGGCCAGGGACAGTTTCGGGAACACCACCGCGAACAGCTTGAACCCCACGTTCTTGCCGCCGTAGGTGTTGAACACGTTCATCTGGAAGGTGGTCGCGGCCCCCATCAGCACATTGTTCTGGTCGATGTTGACGCCGGTGGCTTTGGTGTAGGTGTAGTACAGGCCCGCCTGGTGGCCCGCATCCGCCGCGGCGAAGGTATAGACACCGGCCACCGTGGGTCCGGAATACTGGCCGGTGACGGGCCCCGAGGACACGCGAGCCAGCCAGAGGCCCGCGGTGTAGTCGTACACCCCGCCGTCCTGGACAAAGGTGGCGCCGTTGAGCGCGGTGTTGGTGGCAGCAATCACGAAGATTTCGTTATTGGCCGCCGCCGTTTGGCCGGTCGCGGTGGTCGAGCCCGCCAGCATGGCCGCGATCACGCCGGACTGGATCCGGCCCGCCTTGGCTTTGCCGGTGATTTTGCCCTTGCCCAGGGCCACATCCTCCGGGAAGGCCTTGGCTCCGAAAAGCTCTTTGACCTCCCGGCTAACATCGATCGACACCTCTTTCAGTGTCCCGACATTGACGGGGGTGGGGGTTGCGCCAGGAGGGGTGATGAAAAGCTGGCCGACGCCGAAGTTATATTGAGCCACGAGAAAGCCTCCGTTTCAGATTTCGGCAGCCAGGGCCGCCAGGTTGTGATTTCACTCTTTCAATAAATCAGGAAAGACTGAAAATCAGCCGATGAGCGCACGAAGCCGGGCCTTTAGGGCCTCTTTCAGCTCGTGCAATTTGTTGTGCGCTTCGGTGTCCAGGTTGGTAAGGTTGGCGCGGACATCGTTAAACCAGACCTCCACTTCCCTCTCCCAGGACTTCCCCGCTGCCACTGTGGCCGCGGCGACTTCCCCGGTCTTCTCTACCGCATCGACTACCGGCACCGCCGCGGCTATTACTACGGCCTCTGCGATGTTTCCCGGTCCTGCGCTGGCGTCTCCGTCAAACATGGGTGCCCTCCTAGGCAGTGGTGATTATTTCCAGGGGAATCTCCATAATCCCCTGCTGTTGGAACAAGCCTTCGTCTTTCACGACTCGGCCAAAGATTCGGCAGGAGGCCACCAGGCCTCCCAGGGTTGTGTGGGGATCCTGGCCCGCATTGACGAACGGACCGGCCTGGGCAGCTTCGGCGGCCGACACCTCGAGCGCCGCCTCTACCGCCTCCAAAATTTTGTGTTGCACCTCGGACGGAACGGCGTCGGGGTCCGCATCGTGGCGGGTGTAGACAATCAACCGGGGAGACAGAACCCACCTGGTGGGCTGCCGCCGGTCCCCCTGGGCCTCTTCGTTGCCGGTTGCCAGGAACAGCGCGGGCTGCAGCTCCGGAGGGGTGTCATCGTAGCTTGCCCACTTCCGGCTGCATGGGGTAATGATGCCGTCGACGTTCGCCAAACGGTCTTGCAAAGCGCTAAAGATGGCCTCGCGATTCAACGCCACTAGAAACCACCTTCCACGGCCCCGATAAGCCGGGCCCGGATTTCGTCTTTCATGTCGGCCAGTGCCGGCTGCAGGAACGGCCGCGCCTTCACGTCCACTCGGCGCTCATGGGCCCGCACCTGGGTCTGGGTCTTGATTTCCGCGTACCGCTTCCGGGTGACAGTCACGCCCTTTTTGGTGGTGTAGGTGGTGGTTTGCCCCGTCGCGATGCGCTCCCGGCCGATGGTCCGCATGTGGGCTTTCACTTGTTCCAGGCCGGTAAACCCCAACTCCCAGAAGCGGCCATAACTAACCTTCGTGCCGACGCTGCTGGAGTAGCTGGTGCCTTCCTGGGTGAACTGTTCATTGGTCGAACGGCGGAGGCGCCCACTGCGCACGTTCAAGGCCTGGCCGGATAGATAGTCCTCTTTCACGTGGGCCAACAGCTTGAGCCCCAGGGCGTGGACCGTGTCCGGTACGCGGCGGCTGTAGCCGATACCGGCATCTTTCAGCCTGGCCACCAGGGATTCCGCCCCCACGATTTGGGCCTTGACGTCGATCACTAAACAACCCTCTTGATGTGGTCCAGCAACTCCGTGGCCCACTTCGGAGCAGACGCGGACGAGAAACTGACCACCTCGCCGCCCATGCTCTTGCTGTTCTGCTGGATCCTGGTGCTTTCCGTGTATCCCCAGGCCACAATGCGGCAAGCCGCGCCCTCGATGTCGGCAGGGATCACCGCGTACCCGGCGGTGTAAGTGACACTCACGTTGCCGAAATCCCGGCGGAACCTGGGGGTATAAAGCGAGTAGTTGCCGGTGGAGCTGGAGCGGTCCACCAGGGTCAACACGCGTCGGCCGTCGCAAATGGCGTTGGCGGTGACGTCGATACCATCGACCAGGATGGGTCCAAAGGCGGTGACCGGGTAATTGGCCACCATGATTTTGCGGGTGCCGGTGCCGTCCAGCACCTCCGTGTAACTGGCCGAGAGGATAGGGCGGTCGATGTAGGACAGGATCCAGGCGGAAACGCTGGAGATAAGAGACTGCAGCTTGGCGTCCGCGGTCCCCGTCGTGATCCCCAGGTACAGCTTCACGCTTTCAAGTGTCGTCA